CAACTCCAGGCAGTTCCATTGCCATTTGGTGGGCAAGCAGGTTCACAACAGCCAAATACCACCTCTGTGGCATCTCAATTTCGTCTGTTAGCGCCCCAACATCCATAATCTGACGCGAGTACCATATCGTCATCTGGACAAACGTATCGCTTGGCACCGGCCACAGGTTCATTTCTAACTGTGGAAGGGTTTTGTTCAGCCAATACTGAAACGGCTGATTGGCAGTGAAGTTTTTGTTGGGTAAATTTGTGTAGTCATCACGATTTAGCCTAGCCATCGTGATTTCTGTTGAATTATTCCCAAAAAACAACTCTCGGACGTTTAAAGTTCCGCCGTTTGTCGCTCGCATTCTGTAATACTGGACGTTCTGTCCCGCAGAAATGTCATACCAGAGCCATTCCCCGTCAACCCACGTCGTTTGCCCTGGCGAGTAGAGCGTACTCCACGTAATTCCATCGGTGGAATACTCAAATACAACCGTGATGCTTGTAGAAACCGCTGGTAATACTCCGATTGAGCCAACGTAGACCGGGGAGTTATAGTAAATTGAGATGTTTCCATTCGCAGAAGTCTGAGTGCAAGATGTCGCGATATTCCCGTCAAACGCATTAATCGTTATCCCCGAAGTTGAAGAGTACGCACCCTCCGGGCGGTTCATCTTTCGATATAAAGCGTTCAATACATCGTTTGCTCCAATTGGCAACGTGTATGTTGACTTGTTGGCAATAAGGCCAATAACCTTTTTCTGAATTGCCCAATAGTTGATACCCATATTAATCGTATGGGACAACAGAAAGTAAAGGGATTCCCTAGCAGAATTAACCTGCTCAACCGTAAGCTCCTCAGCCAGCTTCCCGGCACGACGAGCCCCATGATCAATTAACTTTTGAACATTGATTACGGTTGTTGCAACAGTTCCGCTATAAGCCATAGATCACCAATTCGGGCAAGCCCATCGTTTCATTGAGGCTCGAGCACGACTTCCTTTCTCGCTCTTCTCTGCAATCGGACCCATCCGAGCACAGAACGAGTCACGCCTTGCCCCTCCTCCTGGCTGCGGGGCCTTCAGATCGCTTCCAGTCTCGCGGTTGTACTTAGCCCTACCCTTGGCTGTCAAACCCGCTCCTTGGCTTGCTGGGAGCTTTTCTCCGCGCCCTATAGCCAAACTAGGGCCGCCCTTCTTCATGTTTGCGGTTTTGGCTGACTCTTTAAAGGCTTGGGCGGTCGGAGCGCCAGGAGAGCCTGGTTTACGCATCTTCTCGCCGCTGCCCTGAGCAATGCGTTCCTGTTTTGCGTGAATGTTCGCATACAGCCCACCCTCTTTAGCCGTGAACTCTTTGCCAACCTTTACCGGAATGCCAACCTTCTTGGCAAACTTTGGATTGTGAGCGACGGCCTGCATAAGCCGCTCTTGGGCTGGTGACTTGGTGGGCATGATTAAGTGCCAGCACCAGTGACGGTATTATTGTTTTCTATTAAAATACCGCCAATATTGACGCTCACTACTGCGGCTGTTGCGGCGCTACTTGCTACTTGAAATCTTAAATCAGATCCAGAAAGATATGGAAACGGGAAATGTCGTTGTACTTCGTATGTTGTGTTATACGGAGTTTGAACAATAACCCTTTGCACACCTGATGAAGAATTTGTTAATGCTCTATAGGTTGTGTAATTAGCCGTATTACCGTTAAAAGATGAGTATGCGCCATATCTGTAACCATAGAACGTATACCCGTTTGGCACTGTAAACACAGCCATTTGAGATGTTCCAATACTGCTGGTCACTCCGTTAACCGTCGCCGTATTTATTTGAGCATAGACAGTTGAACTAACAGACAGTGTAATTACGCCTGAAGGGTTAGTTGCCGAACCAACTGACACCGATATGTTGTTAATGCGAAAATATGATTTAGTTGTTGGAACATTGGTTGTTCCGTTTAAAACCAAATTTTCAGAAATTAAGTTGTAATTAGCATCTAACCCAGTGATCGTGATGGTGGCGGTATCTCCTGCAACCGTACTAACCAAATTCATTGTAGATGCAGATGATGGAAACACATAGTCGGTTGTTGACATGTTTTCCCATACGGTTCTAAATAACCCCGCTGTTGCAGGCGTAGTTCCGTAAGCAAAAATATTTGATGCACTGTGGCCCATGATTTGACCACGAGACACCTGTAATTCAAACGGCTCATATGCTCCAGCACGGGTAACTGAAGCAACAATTCCATTACTCATCCTAATCTCCAATGAAGACAGGGGCCGGAGCCCCCATCCTTAACAGACCAAGCCGCCGCGCTTCTTTGCCGGAGTTACCGTCCGACTAACTTCACGCTCGGTATCCGTAACCGAACCTTCGTTCTTGAACGCATCAACCACAGACTTCCCAGCATCACGAATCTTGCGGGGAATATACATAAGAGCATCACGAGCCGACTTAGCATCAGCCTTGTTCTCTTCTTCCATCCGGCGATAGAAGTCCTTGTTTGGATCAGACTTCGACTTGCCAGAAGAAACCTCTCCGCCCTCTTTATAGGTGCCAGAGAGTTGGTTGATTGAAACGGGAGGGGGAACTGGCTTGTTGCCCTGCTTCATCTTCTGAGGACCACCGTCGTCTTGCACACGGCCGCCCTCAGCAAACTTTTTTACGGCACCGCCTTTGCGGAAACCGCCCTGCCCGTTGACCACGCCGCCAGTCGCGTAACCACCAGCATTGCTCTTCGCAACACCACCAGTAGCCAGTTTGAGCTTGGTCCCCTTGCCGCCGGGGTGCTCTTGCACGTCATGCTGCTTGAACGCCTTCTTCAACATTGCCTTGTCCTGGGCAACATCGCTTGCACCGCCTTCAGCCATCATCACGCCAGCAGCAGTGCCAGCAGGAACACCAGCAGCACCCTTAGCCATCATTGCACGACGACGGGCCGCCAAAGATGGTTTCTTAGGAGGAGCGCTTGGCATCATCCCGCCCATAGGATTGCCCACGGCAGAACCCATTGGCATACCACCTTGAGCCATCTTCTTGACCGCGCCACCTTTTTTGAGTTTTAGCTCAACCGTAGGCTCGGTCGTCTCCATCTTGACCATCGGTTTAAATTCGCGCATGATTCATTACTCCTTATGCCTGAGTGACGCCCAGCGCGCCAACACGGGTTGCATTGGGGCCAACAGCGATTCCTGGCAGCGCAATCGTCATCACAGTACGAACAGTGCCGTCCGAAGCCGTAGCAGGCGTGTAGGTGCCGCGAACATCACCAGTGGTAGTTGTGGCGGTAGCCATGTCAGCGGCAACAAAAGTACCGGCGTCTTGCGCCAATGTGCTGTTGCTCTTGACACTAGTGACATAAGCCACGTTAAACACGCGAACCGGCAACCCTAAAACATCACTTGTTCCGATCACGACAGCAGTTGCAGAACCGGCAATCGTTGCGCTAGTGACTTGGTAGAACGCCTTTTTACCAGTTACAGCAGTAGCTGCGGTAGCAACAGTGATAACTTCACTCATTGCCTGGCCGTAGTAGTCGTAACCGTTAATGGTAAATGCACGAGCGGTTGTTGAGCAATTCACCTTAATAGCGCGGGGCAGATCTAACTGAATCGCCGTCGTACCATCATTGCGAACAACAGACTTAGCAGAAGTGCCAGCAGTCAAAGTCACAGCGCCAGCGCCAGCAGCGGTTTGCGATGCGGCAATGTTGTTGGTTACAGCAGCTTGGGGGATGACGTCCCAAATGTAGACGCGACCCAATGGCCCAATCCCCAAATCCATTGGCGAAGGATCATCAAACGCAATGTTGCCATGCGCGTACATCGTGGTGCTTGAGGCCGTCACCGATTGGTTGATGGTGTAAGTACCAATACCGCCAGTGCCCGTGCCGAACCCGGTGATGTATGTGCCATCGGTTACGCTTGAACCGTCAACATACATACCGATAACGATAGGAGCGCCTTGCAATAGCGCAGTCACGGTCAATGTCGTAGAAGACATCGAGCCAGTAAAAATTGTGGTGTAAGGACGGTTTCCTGTACCCATAAAAGTTTGGGCAGGACCGAGAAACAAATCATCTGAAAACTGAGGCATTTTGAACTCCTTCTTGAAAAGTTTGTTCAGTTAAACAAAAAAGGGGGGAGGCCTCTTGAACCGCCCCCCCTGCCTAGCGCTACTTAAACGCCAGGAGTTCCGTACATTGCACGAGGATCGGTGAAGCCAACGTCGTAACGCTCAGTTGCCTTGTAGCGCATCGAATCGGTTTCAAAGTCCCCTTCCATCGTCTTCTCAAGCTTACGACGCATCAGAAGTTTCATGCCCTCTGGAGCGTCGGTCTGCACCCACCATGCGGAAGGATTGGTCAGACGGGAAAGAACAGCGGCACCCTCGTCAAGCAAGCCAATTGACTTGATTGGGTTGATGTCGTTGTTGGCGTTGCCCGAACGCAGAACACTCTTAAGCAGGACTTCAGCCTGGAAGACGTTACCAGGAGCCACGACGAGTTGACGTGGAACCAAGCGGATCTTCTTCTGATTGTTGTCCACAGCCTGACGGATCTGGATCAACATCTGCTCGAGAGAGGTCTGCGACAGGTTTGCCGCGGTTGACAGCAGGTTGCTAAACGTACCAGTAGCGATTGGGTGTGATGCCGAGTTAAGGGCAACACCGTCACCGCCAGCATAGGACGAGTTAAACGCACGATTAAGCACGTTTGCAGAGAGCGTCTCTTTGGTCTCAATCAAGGACTGAGCAAGGTGACGCGAATACACCTGACCGATACGGATATGGTCGCCGTCTTCAACCAGCACTTTGGTCAACGCGAAGGCCAAGCCATACACGTTGTAAACATAGCGCTTGAGGAAGAGCACGCCACCCTGCTGATACGAAACCGGAGTCCCGTCAGGCAGTTGTGGTGCGGCGCCAAAACCGTAAAGGACTGGCTCTTCGTGATAGTTACGGGGGATACCGTTCTGCTCGCGGAAAACACGCGACCATTCATCGGTACGCTGGTCATACACGCCATCAAAACATTCATTGAGGATAGGCTCAACGATGCTCCGGAAGTCAGTACTACGCATTGGGGCTGCCATGATTCAGTCCTCCTATTACAGCGCAGCCGGGTAGGCCGCAGTGGACGCCGCATTCGACGACACGTTGATAGAAGCGTACTGGTGCTTGGAGATCTGAACCCGCACGACGACGTATGAGTCACCCCATGCATTGTCAACGCCAGGCGAAATATCAACAACACGCATCACGCCAGTTCCCAGAGCGCCAGCAGCGGTAGAAACGCCTAGAGCACAGCTAGACAAGCCAGTGGTCGTGGAACCGCTGGTCACTGTAAAGCCGGTGTTGCCCGAGAAGTTGTACTCGTCACCGATGGAAGCCTGAGTAATCGTTGCGTCAGTCTGGATTTCATAAACGATGTTTGGATCGCTATAGAAATAAGTGACACAAGATCCGGTTTGGTAAGCAGTGTTCGCTGGCCAGTAGTTGTTGACACGACGGCGACCCGTTGTATCAGTCCACTCTACACCTGCGAAGGCACCAAGAATTGCATCCGAGGCAGCAGCGGCGACGATGTTTCCACTCGTGTCCTGTTTGACCGGAGCCCCTTTGAGAATGTCGGAACTATAAGCCGACGCAATACCGTTTGCCAACGCTTGAGCGCGATCCAGACCAGAAGGATGGAACGCCGGGCGCAGGCCGAACGGAGCACTAGTTGCTGACATAGCATACTCCTAATTAAAAATTACCCTTGGAATACGGGCGTTTTTACGTTTCGGTCAAATTCACCAAATCCTTCGCCTTCTACTCGACCCAAACTCTTGCCAGAACTGTCCCTTGCACCCTGAATATTTTCAACTTGGACTCGGATCTTATCCGCTTCGTCGTTGGGCAACTCATGATGCATATGCAACATCAAGTCCTGATAAACATCCAT